CGGAAAAGTCAATAGCCCAGCTAATAAATAGACACTTGACAATGTAGCTAAGCTATGCTAATATGTAGCCAAGCTAATAAAAAGTTTAGCCAACCATTTCTTACCTAGGATTAAAAATGTCGATTTGTCCAATTGACAAATCGAATGGGGATTGAAAGGGGGTGGGGGTATGGAGCCGACGAAATCCGGATATGTCATGATGGCAGCTGCTGTGCTGCTGAACTCAATAACGTTAGCCATTTTAGTAGTGTCCCGATTCCTTGGATGATGACCGGGAGCGCAGCGATAAACGCAAACAGCAGACTGAGCAAGGCAATCCAGTTGTCTGCGAACCACTTCCGCCGGGCCTCGCGCTTGGAGAGCTTTTCGTGTTCGCGATACCGGGCGACGTATTTCTGGACTTTTTCGTTCTTGCGCGAACCAGATAGCCGGGAGCCGTCAAGACTGGAAACGAGGTCTTCCTTGTTTTCGATATGCGGAGCGGGCGGAACAAACCGTTTATTCAAACAAAACACCTTCCTTTTCTGCCGATTATATCACGGCGGCGAGCGGGAGGGAAGAAAAATCAAAGCGAGGTGAGCAAAATGCCGGAAGAACAGAAGCGGCAGGCGGAGAAGATTTCCGCTGAAATGAACAAGCTGACGCCGGAGGCACGCGAAAAAGTGCTGATCTTCGTGCAGGGCATGACGGCCATGCTGGATACGCCGAAGAAGCAGCCGAAGGAGGCCGTCTGATGGTAATCGACGACGATCTGCGGCAGACGCTCGAAAAGCAGCTGGAATTGTTGGCCGAGCGCAGCCAGAGGCAGGAAACCACAAACGAGGATCTTGCAAAGCTGACGGAGCAGATGATCTGCATCGTGAGCTTGCTGGAAGAAACACCGTAAACGAAAAGGAGGATTTACCATG